AATACAATACAGAAAATTAAAATAGATACGATAAGCATTGTAAATATGAATACTACTAGATATTCATATTTATACTTCTTTTTATTTACGCGTTGTCGCTATGGTCGATGTCGCGCACAATTAACGATATTGGGTCCGGAAAATGTGGACTAGAATAGTCTTCGTCTTGGGACCTCGGAGATACTGTGGATAATACGGGTTCCGCCTCTGTTGCCGGTGCCGCTTCCTCCTCCGTTGCCTCCTCCTCCGTTGCCGCTGCCGCTGCCGCTGCCGCTTCCTCCTCCTCTGCCACCCCCTCCATAACGACGACCTTATTCACTTCTATGATTACTTCCGCATCATAATGCGGTAATACAATTTCGGTTGTTTCTGATTGATACAACCCATCACCATCTAATCCATTATCGTGATATGTGCATTGCTGGTTGGCGGTCGACATTTCTTCCGAGGTGGTACTAGTACTTTCTTTATTGAGCAAACGAAGAAGCATCGTATTCATTTCATTCATCATTTGTTGCTGTGAGTATATGAGAGACCGCAGCTCTTGATTCTCCTTTACCAGCGGTTCAATCTTCATAATAACCTCGGATAGGTTTGTCTCGTTCACGATCTTGTTAACGATTCCTTCCACGAATTCACGACTATTCGTCAAGTCGCTCATAACAACATCCATCAGAAGTTCCTCGTCATTCTCGTCATTCTCGTCGACGTTATCAACATCGTTGGTAGCCGCGTCTGTTTTCATCATAGTTGCCCCGACAGTGGCAACCGCCTGGCGGTTCTTTTGTAGTTCAACAATTTGGTCCACAATATCGTGTAGTAGATTATTATGTTCTTCTATCTTCGCATCGTGTGATTTCAATACGACAATGGGCGGCGGGATTGCACCCGTATCCGAAAACATACTCACAAAGGGTGTAAGAAAAACATTGTCCTGCTGCGGTGGTACACCCCTATTTGCCGCCGGTGTCTGCGGCTGCTGCTGCTGCTGCTGCTGCTGCTGCTGCTGCGGTACCATTTCATTTTTGTTCATATATTTCGGGTTCTTTCGCGGAACTCCCTTTTCATAAATAAACTCGGGTTCATTGATCATCGGCGATGGACCCGACACCAGTTTGCCTTCAGCCGATTCCATTTGTTTGGCAATCATCATTTTCTGCTTAAGAATCTGGGTTTGAATCTCGTTTTGTTTTTGCAACATTCGCAATTGTTCCGGAGGAATGGTGGCTCCCTCCCTCTGTATTTTCTTGGTGCGTTCCTCTAGTTGCTGCTTGATTAATTCGATATTTTCGTAAATATTCATCGATGGCGAGGGGGCTGCTACATCTCTCGGTCTGTTTTGAGGATATGATTGTATATAATTTTGAGGATCATTCGCCCCACCCCCCTGAATTGCGGAGGGTTGTCCTCTACCATAATATGTTGCAGGTGCCGTCCCCGCCGCGTTATTCATAATCGGGCCGCCGCCGGAAGCTCTACGTTTTCGCGCAGCAGATAATGCCGCACTCCCACTCATTATTATATCGTTAAGTTATATGTCCGCGAAAGATTATAGAATGTAATAACACATTATTTCTATATTATTTTCGCATTTTCATTGGTATCGTGTCAAAACATTGATAATTCAATACCTTAAAATCGTCGATTGTATAATCATCGATATTTTCTCTCAAAACGGATATTTCAGCCCGAGGAAATGCGTTCGGGGTTCGTAATAATTGCGGTTTTAATGCTTCAATATGGTCATCGTAGATATGTGCGTTTCCTAAATAATACACGAATTCGTGTGAAACTAATCCGCAATGTTTGGCTAGAAGGTGTGTTAGAAAACTATAGGATGCAATATTGAATGGAACACCTAATCCCACATCACCGCTTCGCTGGTATAATGCACATGACAGGCGATTATTACGGTCAACATTAAATTGGCATAAAATATGGCACGGCGGAAGAGCCATTTCGTCGAGTTGGCACGGATTCCACGCCGACATAACTAACCTGCGCGAAAATCTCTCGACGGGGTCCTTCAAGCACCGAATAATCTCGGCCAATTGGTCTACACCTTGTCCCGTATAATCCGTCTCGTGGTTTTCATATTTCGCATTAAAATGGCGCCATTGATGACCATATATCGGGCCAAGGTCGCCCTCTGCACGGTGCGACAATCCGCGGGAAGCAAGGAAATCGGGTGATGCATTATCGTCCCAGATATGGACTCCGACTTGTTGCAATAAGCGGTTATCTGTTTTCCCCTGAATAAACCATAATAATTCTTTTAGACACGTTTTCCAGGCCATTTTCTTTGTAGTAAGAATAGGGATTCGGCCTTGCTCGAGAGAGAATACCATTCCGGCGCCAAACACTGAAATTGTGGTTCCATTACGACTAATATATTCTTCATTTTGTTGCATAATATCGTGGATTAGATTTAGGTATTGATACTCCTCGTGTGGATGAGTGTATACGGTAGGAGATGGAACCGAAATAAGAGTAAAGATCGAACGTTGGGGTGTTGGTAGAGACATCGACTCTGATTCGGCGTTATTCTTGGGTTCTATGGTATGTTCTGCGACTTCGACGCGATAGCGAGGGATGCTATTCATACGAGCAAAATTGCGAATCATAACGGAACGGAACGGAATGGATACACTAATGATTCATAAATGTTTAATTCCATTTCAATCCGTCTATAAATAATATTATTCCCATTATATATACCCAACAATGGAGGCATTTGAAGAAACGGTAAAAGAAGGGTCAAAGCGAGGTAGTTCATTTGTGGACCATGTATTCCGTTTAGATGAACAGCAACAAGGCGTTATTTTGAATATCGTCCAATATACCATTATAGGATTCGTCCCTATTTTAATTATGTTGTATTTGGTTCGCACCTATGTCCCCGAACCAGATGACCACAAGGCCACGTTGATGATTTTAGTGGAAATCATAGGTCAAATTCTCTTTATGTTCGTGTTTATTTACTTTATTCATCGGTTGATAACATATGTTCCTACGTATTCTGGATACAGATACAGCGAGTTCAACTTCACCACTACCATTTTAGGAATATTGATGATTCTCTTGAGTATTAAGACAAAATTAGGTGAGAAGGTCCAGATTCTGGTGGAGCGCACGATCGAACTCTTAGGCGGAGAGTCAAGTTATAATGGAACTGCGGGTGGTGCTGCAAACGGCGCACAAGGCGGCAATGGTGGAACAGTTCGTATAACACAACCCTTGTCGCAGCCTTACGCTGGAGGTATGCCCGGTGGAATGGTTGGTGGCGGAATGGCACCGCCGAATCCAGTTCTAACGACGAACCGTACAGGAACTGCAGATTATGGTCTCTCACAAGCATCACAACAGACCCAGCATTTTAACAGCACATATGCACAAAATGTTGGCGCAGGTATGCCCGGTGGGATGATGTCATTTGAACCAATGGCCGCGAATGAGGTTATCGGGTCGAAGTTTTAGACTTGCTCGTTATAGGGAATAGCGGAATAATATACTATAATCATACGATGAAAATCTCTCGTTCAACGCTTTTCATAATCTTACGTTCACCAATCGGGGTCATCCTTGATTGAACCCGAAAATACAATATAAAGTATGAATCATAATTTATATTATATTATATAATTGCCCCATTATTTGTATGAGTAGCTTGAACGAATATTTCAAAAAGAATAATATTATACCTACCGAGGGTTATTCTCAACAAATTCCAGGACAAATCACATTCCTAAGAAGATCGGTAAGTTTTCCGTCGATAAAACGTGTTATGGAAATCGGGTTTAATGGAGGACATTCCGCGGAATTGTTTCTTTCATCCAATCTCGACGTGGAAGTTGTTAGTTTTGACATAGGGCGTCATGACTACCTCAAACATGGTAAAGCATTTATCGATAATAAGTACCCCAATAGACATACGCTAATCATTGGAGATAGTCTACAGACGGTTCCAGAATATTCAAAAACTGCGAAACCATTTGATGTTATATTTATTGATGGAGGACACGATTATCCAATCGCATACGGGGACATTGTAAATTGTAGGAGTCTCGCGCATACACATACAATTGTCATTATGGATGATATCATCAAAAATACAAATTGGCTCCGGGGGTGGAATTATGGTCCAACTCGTGCATGGACTGATTGTATTATGAATAACATTATTGAAGAACTCGGAAGTGAAGACTGCGAACCTGGTAGAGGTCATAGCTGGGGGCGTTATTTATTATAATTCATTGCATTCATTGCATTCATTGCATTCATTATCACTTCTCAATGAAAATCTCTCGTTCAACGCTTTTCATAATCTTACGTTCACCAATCGGGTCATCCTTGATTTCGTGAAGGACATTCCGAACCATCTTATGATGAAAATCCTGTAATTGGCTATTCGTCTCCCATCCCGGGTGTAAATCCATCCATTTTTTGATTGCAAAGTATTCTTTATTAGCAATATCAACAAATGCCCGACGCATACGTGCATTCCCTTCATCTCTCGCCCATTGGTGATTGTCGCGCACATAAATTGTATCTCGCTTCTGGTCGGTACAATGAATCGGGCGTTTATAAAGGTCAATTTGTTTCAATCCGTCAATCATAACCTTGCTAATTCCTTCAACGAGGCCCTGATTCCGCGTATAAGTTAGGTCGTCCATTGTTATTTCGAGAGAATCTACAAAATCCGAGAGATTGACCGCGTCTTTACATTGTTCGTTAAGGAAAAAGTTAAGATTGAACTGATTGTTGTTCGTATTATTGACGATGATATTGCGCTCCTTGCTTAATTCGATGATTTGGTTTTGGAGGGTTTTATTCTGGTCTAATAACTCGAATACGAGAGAATTGACGAGAGATTTCTTGTTTCGTTTCTTGCTAGTAGTAAGTGCCGAAATCATTTTACGGATATAATCCTTGAGTTTCTCATTTTGTTCGGCCAAGAGTTCAGAGACTACCGACGAGGTTGCATCAGAGGATGTTCCTGTCATCGCGGAAACGTCATCATCGTCGTCGTTCGGTTCATATTCGGGCTTTAATAAATGCGAATGTTGGGATGTTTCATCGCCATAGCTATGATTCGTCGTATCGTCATTTTTCTCGGTTATTTGCATAATTAATTCCGTTGTTTCTGGAAGGTTGGAATAATGGAAGGTTTCGGGGGTTGATGTATTCATTTCGTCCGTGTTTTTTTTAGATTTGAAACGATAGCGAACGATGCGATTGTCATCGTCGTCGTCGTTGCCCCCGTCGTTGCCCCCGTCGTTGCCCCCGTCGGTGTATTCTATATTATTGATGATTGGTAATGTCGACACGGTTGACCGTGTAGTTGTGGTAGTTGTCGTAGTAGATATAATTGAAACAGAGACAGAGTTAAGCAAAGCGTCTGGATTCGGACTACCGATTTTAGAGGCGGATTGGCTGTGTTGGAATTGAAGACACGTAGAGGTGTGTTTATAGTAGCTAGATCGGTGCGCGTATGACTTTTTACAAATGCAGATATACTGGTGTGCATTATTAGAAGTAGGTTTTCTATGAAGTATGGATGGTAGAGTAGAATTGGAATCGCCGCCAAAATCCGCCCCTTCAAAACTGGGTGTTGCAAACGTTGCGTTCATTTCACCGGCGAAAATATTTGGTTTAAAATCAGGAAATCTCGGTTGAGTGGAATGGTTAATTGCATCAATGACGGTACTATTATCATCATTTAAGGTCGGCTTCATTTTAGAAATATAGGAATTGACGCGTTCCTTGGCGTCATTTTCATTGAAACAAGAACATTCTTCCAGAATGGTACACTTCCAATTTGTCCATCCGCCATTCTTCCGAATACATTGGTAAAGTTTGGTTTGATAGGAAAGATCCAAAGTCTCGCGCTTATGCTTGTACTTGCGTTGTGTTAGGTTGGTAGTATACGAAATATAGGAGTCTGGAATTGTTGGAGTTTTAAAAGTTAGTAGGTAAACATATGTCTTCGAATAATCTGCATACTTTCGCGGCATTTTTACTCCCTTGGATTTCTATAAAAAATGATTATGAACGGCTATATTCAGACTATAATCAGTGTATATATATCTCTATTATATTTTAGTATATTTGTTATTGAGAAACCAGTTTTCGCCACTTCTCCGGCAACATCCACACCATCGATTGGTCTAAATGTTGCCATTCTCTTATGAAAAACCGAACATTATCGTAAGGCGGGGTGTTTGGAACGGTCCTCCCGACCGCCTCGTTGGAAGTATCTTGCAATTTGTCACTTTAGAGATTTTGGCAACATTTACACCATATTCAGTGTCATCACCAGAAACAAAACGGCTATATATCCCGCTAAATACAATTGGGGTAAAATGGTCCATTTTCAAAAATGTCCAAATTCGGGTTTGGCCGTTTTACTTTTAAAACGCGTTTTTTGCGCGATTTAGCCTGACGAGAGCATAATTCGAGTTTTCCAGTGCCAACCCATTAAAACCCCACGGGGCTACAATAAGGCGATTTTGCAGATATCCTCCGGTGCCATTTTTAGGCCGAACCGCGCGGTTCCCCCGCCTTACTGACTGTTCAAAAAGTTATAAGATAACGGCTATATATGCTCTCATTTTCAGTAAGGTGGCCGTAAAATGGGTGAAAAACTGGGAATGACAGTCTCGCGAAGTGTGGGTGTATCTATAATAAATAGAAGGCGATGTATTGGTATATACGTATGAAGAAGATAGTAGTGGTGGATTTGAAGTATATGCGGCCGAACGTAGGGGGTAGGCGGCCCGGGTCGCGGTCGAGGTCGCGGTCGAGGTCGAGGTCGAGGTCGCTTAAACGCGGAGGTGAGGCCGCTGTAGTGGTATCGGATGAAGAAGATGAAGAAATGAATATAGGCGCATTATTGAATGTTCCTAACAGCGGATATAAATACACGACAAGCGACGAGGACGAGGACGAGGACGAGGACGAGGGTGAGGACGAGAACGATGACGAGGACGAGGACGAAGATTCGATAACTGAAAGTAGTGAGGAAGAATGCGCCCCTAGTAGAATACACCCGAGTGTAAAAGACACGGATTATGCTGTGAATTCGGACGATGACTTATTGCAATCGGTGTTAGATGAACCGACATTTCCGCTGGATATTAATGCGATATTATCTGCGATGAATAATGCAGAGAATAACACGATAGCGGGTACAACGTTGAAGAAGATAGCGGCGAGGAGGCGCGAAATTCTCTCGTCAATGAGTTTAACTCCGGAGAAAATGGAGGAGTTTGAGCGTAAACTACAAATGTATCGAGTTATAGAAAGTCCACACGATTTGAAACATAATCAATTGATTCGTTGGATTCCATTACGTTCTCTCGAGACGCGGCCATATCTAACACTTGGCGGGACATTATTCCGTGTTCGTGAAAATATAGAGGAGGGGATACATAATATAACGATACGAAATGTCAAACATTTTGTGTTTAATATTAAGTTTGAACTAAATGTGGTATTTCAGCGTTTGAGTAAAGAGGAGTTATTGATATTACGGGTGGTAGAGTATGTCGATGGCGGGGGCGATGGCGGGGGCGATGGCGGGGGCGATGGCGGCGGGGAGTCTAACTGATTATTGGTTCTGTTTATTCCGCGACCTTTGTTATATCACGCGTTAATCTGGGTCGATTTTTACCGGTTTTGGTCGTGCAGCGAAACCCGTGAATACGCAGACCATTGTTATTGAATATGGATTGTGTGCAATATGCAATACGACGACTGGTGCGTTGTGTGCCGGGTTTGAGGGGGCGTATACACCGACACAGCTTTTGGGCTAAAATTTGGTGAGCGCGGTTTTTAAGAGACATCTTCTTTTTGTTTCTATATGCGGTAGGACCGTCGCTATAATTACGAATAATATGAAGATAGTCTTTACGTGTTAATTTCATATCTTCGTCGATATCATCGTCGTCGTGGCCGTCGTGGCCGTCGCCGTATTTAACTGTCATTTCGCGCTATGATTTCAATATTTATATTATTGATATAATGTAAGATTATTAAATAATAATGAAACATAAGGTCGTTGCGTTTGATGTGGATGAAACGCTCGGCAATTTCACGCAATTTTCTATATTTGGACACGTATTAGGAGAATATTTCAACAAACCGGATATTATGTACAATCATTTCAACGATTTGATTGATTTGTATCCAGAAATCATAAGACCGAATATGGTGCGTATATTGGATTATATTCGTAAAAAGAAGAATGCGGGTATTTGTAGTAAGGTTATGATATATACGAACAATATGGGTCCGGATAAATGGGTTGGGCATATTCGAAAATATTTTGAGTATAAGTTGCGTGGTTATGTTGCATCAACTGCGAATCCTGGTTCAGCCGGCAAAGACGAATTGGCAATTATTCCCCCCCTCTTCGATCATACCATTGGCGGGTTTAAACCGAATAATGAAGCGTCGTCGTCGTCGTCGTCGTCTTTTCCGCAACGAACGACAAAACACAAAACCGTGAATGAGTTTATTCGTTGTGGCCGTTTACCTGCCGATATTGAAATCTGTTTTTTGGATGATGTAGAACATCCTAAAATGGTGGATGAGCGAGTATATTATATTAAGTTGCAACCGTATTATTCGTATATTCCGTTTGAGGTGTTTATTATCCGATTTTTAAACAGTGCATTATATCGAGACGTATTTGACAAGATGAGTACCCCGACGATTCTGCCGGGAATAACGTCTGCTGCGAAAAAGCAGATTCTTTCTATTGAGTTGCATAATTTATTCATAAAATGGGCTGGTCTCGCGGATTATGATGCAAAGGCGAGGCAAAAAAATGTCAATCCGAGAGAGATTGACGAAATAATAAGCAAGTATATATTATATCATCTTCAGCGGTTTTTCCGAGAGGGGGTGATAGACCCTGAAGCGCGGTCATTGCATACGATGAGAAAACGCACGTCGTCTAAAAAAAATATGAGTGCAAAAAATCCGGGAATAGTGCGGCCAAGGGCGGCGGGATATATGGTGGTGGTTGACAAGAATAGTGCAATAAAAAATATGCGGAATAAGACCGTCCGCAAAAGATTAAATTAGGCAGCAAACCAAGACATATTTCCGTGAGCATTGACGAATACAACGCGGTCGCCGGTCAATTCTGCCGCGGCAACTACTTCAGCAATTGCGGTCCTGACGGCGGGAGTAGAATGCATTTCGTCAATGTATACGATTCCAGGCTCTCGACGGGCGACGACTCGCAGTCGTGCATCGCACAATTCCTCGGCAGTTCTCCGTTCGCGTTCTGTATTGACCCAGCGTAGATGACGTGCGTTTGACAGGTGCCGGTCCCAGTTGCCTTGTGTTCCGCGCCATCCACACTGGCAACTTACAGGACGAACGATGTCAAGTTCGTAGATGGTATCATCGAATAATCGCTCCATAATGACTTGAATTGCGTGATGAAGTACAATCGGGGTGGTTTCATATCCGGCGTTTCCTTCGACGGGTTTGTAATTTACGAGGGCGCGAAAGACATCGCGTTCGTCGCCGCGATGAACGAGATTTATATCTTCTTCGGAGAAGAGACTGGATTCTTCGCCACACAATTCAAAGACGATATCCTCGGCTACTTCCATAATGTCGTCGTAGAGATCTTCGTCGGTTTCTTCGATTTCCTCTAGCGTGAGCCAACACTGCAGTGAAGCGCCGCCACCGCCACCGAATCCGAAGCGACGAGCGCTTAATTTTGTGCGGGAGTGTTTGTGTAATGAACCGAGCGCATTCATTCCGCGCAAGTATTCGCCTTCTGGTATCTTGGTTTGATTTTCTTCCATAACGTCCATTAGTGTATTTAAATCCGCCTGAATCTCTGCATCTACCTGTTCAATAAGGGGGAGTTGTTGTCTGTTCTCGGGTTCCATTGTTTGTACGCTTCGTTGTCGTCGTTCGTATGTATTGTTATGAATTGACAAAAGATTTCAATTTTTTTTGTCAATTTATTGGCCGCCGCCGCCGCCGCCGAATCCGCCATCCCCGGAAACCTCTGGAAGGTTGATATACCTGCGGATAGGATTAACGATTTCAGACCTGATGGGTAATATAACATTTTGTGAAACTCGAGAACGCGTATAATTGATAATCGTTTCGGAAAGAATATGCGTTATTAAAATAAAGAAACAAGTATGCATAATAAGGCGCCTGTCAAAATCGCTGAAAACACTTCCACCAAGAATAGCGAACTTGGGATTTGACCACGAAATCGTATTGAATCGAATAATAAGAATAACAACGGCGGAATAAAGTAGTATGTTTCTTAATACCGGGATATATTCCGGAAGTGTATTATAAAAACCGAACAACAAAATGATGTAAGTTGTGTATAAAAAATAATTGATGTATTTGAAGTATGCTGCATATTTATTAAAAATGGGCGAGACAATATCTCTTACTGTCTGGATTGTAGCAACAATAACGTCTTCTGATATATTTTTAATGGTGTTCATACAATAACAATAACTGCCCCGAATAATGAAACAAACTGTCTATATTATATAGAGAATATAATACCATAGATGGATAGTCTACGACGAGGACGAGGACGAGGACGAGGACGAGGACGAAGTATCGGATGAAACATAAAAAGATAGCAAACGTGCGCTCGGGTCGAGGACGCCTTCACAAAACGGTTGTCGCCAATAATATGGAATGGTAGAACCGCGTTCTTCATAAAGAGATTCAAAAATGCGGCGATAATAGAAACTTTCTTTATCGTAGGGTGGGTTATGAAGTGAGTATAGATAGTGGTTTTTATCATCAATTTCGGCATCGGATATAACTCGGTCGGCATATTCTTTAATCATTTGAATCCAAGTGCGACCGCCATCTGCAGAACTCACGCCATCACTAAATGCTTCCTTTCTTCGCCAAAGAACATTTTCTGGCAAGAGTCCTTCATTTTCAAACGCTTTCCGAAGGAGGTATTTCTCAATTTTATGATCAGTGAACCGTTTGAATCGGGAAGGAATACACATAACGTACGTTAGAAACTCTTTATCTGCGAAGGGGACTCGCGCTTCTAATCCTGCGCCACTGATGCTCTTATCTGAACGAAGAAGGTCGAAGAACCTGACATCGCGAATCATCCGTTCATTTTCGATATGGAACTCTGTGTTGCTAGGTGCTTTCTGAAACCCGCGATAAGACCCGAAGATTTCATCCGACATATCCCCGCAATAGATAACGACATCATCTGACTGTTGTTGAATGTATTTACTAATGAGATAATTGCCGACAGATGCGCGAATTGTAGTGGTACAATAACTCTCGGTTTGGTAGATGGTGTCATAGATTGCGTCTAAGAAATCTTTTTCGGTGAGTGATACTTCGTTATGACATGTCCCCAAATGTTCAGCAACCTGACGCGCCCATTGAAGATCGACTGACCCTTCTAGACCGATGCTATATGTATTCAGGATGGTATCGGGTGCAGTACGTTTCAATTCTCTCGATACGATTGCGGTAACAAGAGAACTATCCAGTCCCCCTGATAATAGACACCCGACGGGTCTCTCGCTCATCAGGCGTTTCACGACGGCCTTGTTGAATAACTCGCGAATATTCGCGCAAATCTCTCTTTGATAAGCGTCGTCATCGTTGTCTCCGCCGTTCCCACCACTGAAGCCGGTATCTTTGACTTGGTAGAAGTATTTCACACGTAGTTCTTTAAGTTGAGATTCTAATAATGAGATATTGGCATCAGCCTTATTCAGCGACCTGTCCGAAACAATATGAATGATTGCATTATCATAATATGACCGAAATACGGCAGTTCCATCTGAGCTATCTCCCCCCAAATATTCCATATAACATCCTGGAGGGAACTGGACAATGGTATCACAAATCGAATGGATTGATTTCATTTCACTTGCAATGCATAATGCATAATGGTCGGGATTCAGAGAAACACACGCCAAATCGGAATGTTCACCTCCGAACCGGCCATCGTGTCGTGAGACCCCGATATAAAGTGAACGAACGCCGACTGGATCTCTCGCGATATATGTTGCACCGGTTTCATAATCGTGCAATACGAAACCAAATACACCATCTAATTGTTCAATCGTGTCCACTATTCCGATTTTGCGATATAGATGAATAATAATCTCGCAGTCGGACCCGCTTTTATATTCGGCTTCAAGCCCGTAATCCGTTATAAGTTGTCGAAAATTATAAATCTCTCCGTTGCATATCAATCGACAATTTTTCATATAAAATGGTTGATCTGCTGCGGGGTCCATACCGTTAATGGAAAGGCGATGAAACCCCCAAGCGCGGGTATCATCTTTAATAAATACGGACTTATCTGGACCTCGGTGTGAGGTTAATAGACAATTTTCTTGTAATATTTTGAGTTGTGGTAAAGAAATACGGCTTGAGGTTTGAAAATAAAAAATACCACACATTCTGGGGTAGGCGTGTATGTGTATGTGTGTGTATAGTTGTACGTACGGGGACTAAGTAATATGAAGTAAATATCTTTATTATATTTTCACAGTATAAAATAAGTGTTCAAAAACAAATATGGAGTTTTACGGTGTTGTGAATGGCGCATATTCGAATAACCACGACAGGCTAGGTGAAATCAATGACCGGATTTCGATTAGAAATAAGCCATCAGCTGCGCTTTGTCCGGCCTACGAGGTTCGCCCTCTTTCCTCCAAATATGCAACAATGCCGATTTTAGAGACACGTCCGGTTCCAACTGTCCCGGTCCAGTCTTATCAGCAATTTACGACTGAAACGGTGTTCAATCCGGGAAATGCGAAGGCGCCGTGGCGTGGATGGGCGGAACGTGTGAATGTAGAATCATCTCTGCGAAACCAATACTTTGCGCTTCAACGCAATGACCGTTCCGTGTATGTTCCGAACTCTACAAGTGATCTCTACCAAGTGGCTGTAGATGCGCGTGAAGTGGCCCAACCAAACCCCTACTTATTCGATAATGGAGCATCAAATTTCCCGGCAATGAATCCAAACCCAAATAATTTAGGGAAACATACCTTTGAGAATTCAACGCGGTTTCAGCTTCGCACATTGGACTGTACTTATGATGGATTTTGCACGGGCGATGGGGGTCCAAAGATTGAACCGGCGACGAATTATATACCAGAAGAACAGTTGAAAAAGAAGCAAAAAGAAAAGGCTCAAACTGTGCATCTGAATCATATTGTGGAGGGGTTTTCGGGGGGGTCTGGGACGAGCGGTGAGAAGAAGGAGAATCAAGAGTCGCAAAAGTTTCCAACCTATATACCGCGTGTGACGGCGTCGTCGAATGCTCGTGAACATTTAACGATGCGAAGGTAGGTGGGTGTGCGTGGGTGGTATAACCGATATAAACGGTTTATTTGTATAATAGAACAATCTATGCCGAATTATTGTTCTATTATAACATATTATAGTGTATTGAGATGGATGAAGACGGTTCCAAAGGAGAAAGAGTTGTCGACGGCGGCGGTGGCGAATGCGGCGTCGGCGAATGGAGTGAATTAAATGAAATGACATTATTGGTTATGTCGAATAGAAATCGATATGATAAATATAAGAAGACGGTTGCGAATACGAGCGAACAGCTGGTCGAGTTATTTAATAAAGAAAAAATGTATTACAAAGAGCGAATTGTAGCAATGACGCGTGGATTGTTTGACGCGACGTGCGAGAATGATGATATCAATCGTGCGCACGAAGAGTATTTAAAATCGTGTATTGAGTATTTAAAGTGGAATGATATAACTGAAATGGTGGAGGGTGATTCGAGGACGGAAACGCGGGAGGATGTGGTGGTTGCGCGAGAGAAATTGCAGAAGAAAATACGAGAGACTGAGAACGTAGAGGGTGTCGCCGCCGAAGCCGAAGACGCCGCCGCCGCCGCCGCCGCCGAAGCCACATTATTGCCAATCATCCCTCCCGACGACTCCTGCCTCTCGACGAATAGTAGCGATATGCGTGTTATGGCTTTTGCGAATAAAATGTGTATGCGAAGAAAAACAATGGACGATTTCATAGTTATGAAACCGATACCTGGAAATACAGATGAGGATATAAAGGCGCGATTACCAAAGGTGCGTGATTATCATAATGATATAATGAAGCGTTGTGGCGTTCCGTCGGATACATAACCGCAGTATAAGATTAAGAATGACTTGATAGGATGTTGAGAACCGAATGAGGTATATCGGCTGTGTATGGATGAGAAGGCTGTGCATCAACCGGATCAAACCAGTAGTTGCGAGATGGAATGAGTTGAAATGCGTTGAAGGTTTCGCCGGATCTAGACTGGTCGTAAATGAAGCGGTCGATATCATAGTATGACGAATGTTCGGAAAACGCCATTTCGGTAAACTTGGTAGGACTGGAAGATACGGCCCCGATGATGTCGTCGCGAATGAAGTAACTGTATAAGTTCAAGGGGACCAGCAATGTCATAATATAATTCACAATCGAATCGTGGGTGTATGATGTGTATTCGAGTTGAATTGTATTTCTCGGAACTGGAAATGAACCGAGATGTTCTTCCGAAGGGGGGGGAGTGTTCGGCTGAAATTGATTTGAACTGATGCTGTATACATAAAACATTCGATTGGAGTTATTGTAAAGGACAAACGCTGTCTTGTAATGGTAGGTTTGGTCTTTGTTGAACACTTCAATCTTGTAGATGTATCGTGTTATGGGGTTCATTGGATTGATACATCTGTGCTGACTACCCTTTTCGTCAAGGGTTGCCATATCAGCAAGGGCATCCACGGCGGCATCCACGGCGGCATCCACGGCGGCATCCACGGCGGGGGTTTCTGTTGCAATCGCCGCCGCGCCCTTACCACCGCCGCCGCCACCTCCTCGGCACCCGCCAGTATATATTTTATAAGTTCGCACAGACGCGTCCACGAAGGATGATGTAGTAGTGCATATTCTGACATGACGCCCCGACCTACGACACGGTGCTTCTTGTATACGAGACTCCTGTTTGTATTTCTTGATTTGTGCGCGAGTGTTGACAACCATTTCGATAAGATATAAGGAACTGTAATAATTGTATGAATAGAATATAAATAGTTCAATTTTTTATGACATAATAGTATAGGTTTAGTATTCGAACAATGGAACAAGAAAGTGTTGCAGACCGAGATGCAAGTATATCGAGTAGCAGTAGCAGTAGCAGTAGTAGTAGTACTAAGTTTAAAGAGGTGAGTTGTGCGCCGAGAGACCAGACCGACCCTGACATAACAAAAACGCAGGATTTTTCGTGTTATTCATCAAAATCTCTCGAAAAGTTAAAATCGCTTTGGAATAAACGCCACCCGGATCAAAAAATAACCGAGAATGACCCCCGTGCAATATGGACAGCCCTTAAAAATAATATGAACCGTGTATGTCATCAGGAGGCGTGTTGGTTGCGTCAGAGTTTCGCATCATCAGGAATGGATAAGGAGATGCTTCATTATACATTTGCGCCACAGGCTCCGAAAGAATGGAAGAAGGATATTCACGCGTGGTTGTCTAGTATTGATATTGCGAATTCGCTTAAACAATACGAAAATGCGGTTCCATCGTTTCTTTTTATTGGGCCATCCCCCGTAGATTTTGACAAGGTATTGGAGGATGGAGAGTGTGTGTGGGAGGAATTGTGTAATTTCGATATAATGAAACACGTAAAAAATGGACAAATGAAGATTGGCGTAGTTTTTAATACAGACCCGCATGATAAGCCAGGAGAGCATTGGGTGTCAATGTTTATTGATGTACGTGCGCGTGTTATTTTCTTCTTTGATAGCACGGGGGACCAACCGCAGCGAAGAATACGTGCGTTTATGAAAAAGGTTCGTGAGCAAGGGGAGGCCAATGGGATTCCATTTAAGGAATATATCAACGACGTTCATCATCAGAAGAATGATTCAGAATGTGGTGTGTATTGTATATTTATGATTATTCATATGCTTCTTGGGAAAATGACGGTTCATGATTTTCTGGACAAGAAGAAGAAAATGACGGACAAGTATATGCAACGATTCAGGCGCAAGTTTTTTAATGTGGATGAGAAGGTTCCGACGCCGAATGTGGAGTTTTAACCTCCGCCCGGCCTGACGGCCGTGCTTTATCGTAAATTATATAAACCCTCATTGGTATATATCATTTAATAATGTCATCTCTCGTATCTCATCAAAACAAGGAGTTTCTCTGGGGAATATTGGCGGAAGAAGGTGTATTCGACGGTATTCCTGCCAATGTCAGCCCGGATGATATAAAGCGTGTATTTGAGCAGATACTTAAAAATCTCTCGGCAAACATTCCCGGGCTTTACGCGGCCAAGTTGAAAGAGTTGCATAACGCCAAACAACGATCCATTGCGGATGAAGATTATGACGCAGCGAAGAAAATCCACGCAACGATAGGTGAAATGGAGGCGATATTCCCGAGGTTAGAGAAGTTGGAGGCGCGTAAGCATCAAGCAATTCAGGCGGAAGATTTCGAGTCAGCCAAACAGCTGAAATGCGAGATTGAGAGAGTTCGCGCAGCTTCTTTTTCATTGAAAGATATTAATAGGATCGCGATTCAATCTCTCGCGATTCATATTCCGAAGGCTGCGAGAGAGATAAGTGCGAAGAGGGTGGGTATCGAACGCGGCGGTGTCGGCGGCATCGGCGGTGGGTCCGCGCCTTTCCCCGAGGTTGCCCGAGAGATTTATAATGCAGAAGATTTTCATTCCCAAAAGCGCGAAGAAATCGAAACAAAGCTGCGAGAGAAAGAGGCGGAGATG